GTCTGAAAGAAATATCTCGACATTTCTAGTTTGAATATCGGGGTATAATTCGGACGGAGTTATATTATGTAGCGATACGGTATAGTCGTTTTCTTTTACGGTATCTGGATTCAATACGGATTTTAATAATTCATATTCAGCATATGTACCAATTATATCCGTATCTTTAACACGCCTATTAGGCATATCAAAATTAAATGTAAGTGCTTTTGAACCAACTATTAACATGCTTTTTAGTTTAAAAAGGTTGGACACGAATGCCCAACCTTTGTTAATTAATTATCATCATCCTCATCATATGAGTCATAAGACTCCTCGTAGGAATCGTAAGATTCATCGTAGTCATCATAATCCTCATCTTCAATCTCGGCTTTTGCGCCTTCGATTACTTTCACAACATCAGCTTCCACATCAAGTGCCGCCTTTTTTGCTTCCGCATTTAATTTAATAATTTCGCTGGTAGCCTTTTCTTCGGTGTAGGCTCTAACCTTGAAGCTTTCCAAAATGTTGGACAAGCTTTTGTAAAAATCAATGTGAGTCATGTTTTTTTTATTTTTAACAAAGATACGACAAAAAACTTTATTAACAAAGTTTTCTGAAAACAATTTTCGATTTTATTGTAAAACTTGAAATGGATATATTATACATAAAAAGTTTAATTCAAGTTATATTAAACAAAACATTCGCCGACCCTGCTAGAAGAGTTATAAATGACTTTGATAATAGAATTAATTTTTGTTGTCCTGTTTGTCTAGATTCCACTAAAACGGCGCATAAAAAAAGAGGCAATATATTTTTTGATAGATTACTTTTCATATGTTTTAGATGTGGGCAGAAATGCTCACTCAATACATTATGCAAAGATTATTCTATACAAATAGATCCTTCCAAGAAAATGGAAATGATAGAGTATCTTAAATCAAATCTAAATAACACCGATTGCAAATCGGATATGAGCGAAATAGATTTTAGTGATCTTATTGAGTTATCTGAATTAGAATTAGCATTAAATACAGGTGATAACATATTAACTGAGTTTAAACCTGTTTCCTACAATAGTTCGGTTTATAATTATTTAGTAGAAAGAGGCATAGATAAAAGTTTACATACAAACATATATCAAGCAAAACATTGGTTAAATGAAGAAAGATATGAACCAGTTGTAGTTTTGTTGAATAGAAAAGAGAATAAAGTTCTAGGAATGCAAACTAGAAATCTTAAATCTGGTAAGTTTAGAAGTTTCAAGATATATAATTTTGAACATCTGTATAAATGGACACATAGTGAGGAAGAATTCGAGAATATTGATATGACACAAATGGTGATTTATAACAAATTAAGTTATTTCTTTAATATCCTTAATGTAAGTTTTGAACATATGATAACCATTTTTGAGGGTTATTTAGACTCACTATTCTATCCAAATTCAATAGGAGTTACAGGCACAAATACTTCTATGGCTTTATTGGAAGCAAATAATTTAGAAATACAATACTTCTTTGATAATGATGATGCTGGATTTAAGAAAGCGGAAGAGAAAATAAAAGCAGGGTTCCCTATCTTTTTATGGAGTAAAATGTTTCAAGAGATTGTTGATAAGAAAAATTCAAAAGATCCTCATTCTTTAATGTATAAAATATCACAGGTTAAAGATTTAAATAAATTGTCACAATTAGTTCCTAATCCTTATAGAAAATTAGAATTGCCTAAATTTTTCAGCAAAGATGTTTTCGATTTGAAATGGATACCTAAAGTAAAATATAAAAAATTTGTAAAAAATTAATGGAAAATTATATAATGTTGTTTGGTGGTCATGATGATTTTTCGGTACCCACTGATTGGACGATTAAGAAGCCTAATATGGGCAGTGGTGCATTTAATCAACTTTATCAAGTAATTAATGCAATTACAGAGGAACGTATAACCATAAAGGAAGAAATAAGTTTTGTAGGTCCATTTTGTAAAGATCATACAGAAGGAAATCTTGTGCCTATATCTAATATTCTAAATTTAGAGGCTATGAATGAAAAATACAACTTTAAATTTAAGGATTGTTTATTATATGAATATAACAAAGTATTATATTATGTACCTAATGGTATTATGCTTACATACTGGAGTAAACCCGAAAAATTTGCACAGAATTGCAAATGTTTAATCTTTTCCGAAATATTAAAAGACGTGGCTAAAAATATTTCCATAAAAAGAAACATTAAGGATAAGATTTTTAATGTGGTGCACATACGTTTTGCTGATAATATATATCAAGATTTTCTTGTAACACATAATATAATATCCGAAGGCGAAGAAGCAGTAATACATTGTAGGAAAGCAATTTATGACAATTGCGAAAAAGACATACCATTATTTATTTTGGTACACGACAAACAACACCCGTTTATAGAAGAGCTTAAAAAAGATTATCAGGTAGAATTTATAACAATATCTGAATATGATGAATATTTAAATGAGGATTTAAAAAATGGAAGAGATATTTATGCTATATGTGATGTGTTAACAACGTATAATTTAAAGGTAAAAAACTTTATTTACCAAGAGAATGAAAAACAAACTAGTTCATTCAGTGTTTTCCTAAAAAATACTTTAAATTACGAAAAATCTTTTAATTACTAATAAAAAAATAGGTAAGATTTTTAATTAAAAATCTTACCTATTTTTATATCTCTTATGAATGCTATTGCTTCCTTGCAATTTTTTTCCCTTTCTATATCTAGATTAGATTTACTACCTGCTATACCAGCTACACTGAAAGTTATTTCATTATCTATAACATTTATAGATTCTGGTATAGCTATAATATCCATTTTTTCGGAAGACAAATCTTCATAAATAAATATTAATTTAAGTTTTGATCCTTGTTCATTCCATAATCTTAATAAATAGTATGAATCCAATATCTGAAACGTCATATCATATTGGTGGCTACTATTTATTTTACCATTATTTATTAGCGAAAAGTTTCCAAATTCAACATTATCTGGATAAATAAATTGTTTAATTATTTTCATAATCTATATAAATGTATATTTACTTCCTTTATATTTAATATTCTTATATTTCAAGAATTTATTGAAAGGTATTGTTCCTCTCTGTGAGTTGCAGGGTTGGCAGCAAACCATTAGATTTACTTGACAATTATTTCCGCCATCTGCAATAGGCACTATATGGTCAGTTGTAGCATTTTCTAGTGTCAATTTCTTTTCACAATAAATACATTTGGCATTTCTATTATTATTCACAAAATCTTTTGCAAAACCTATTGTTCGCCTTTTTACATTCTTTCCATTCCATTTCAAACCTATCACTATAAAATCCCGATGGACTTTGAACTTCTTTCTAGCAATTTCACATGGAATATAACTTTTATTTAATGAAACCAGTATTTTTATCATTAATTTCCATTTTCTGTAAAATGCGAAATCTACCTTTAGAAAGTGTTCGTTTTTAGCTAAATAGATTCTTTTAAGTCTCTTAAAGTCCTCTTTTATTTTTTTAAACATTTACCTTATATAAAAAACATTGTTTTTCAGTGTTTTTTTATATAATATATATAGTAGAAAAAAATATAGTTTATATTATGGTTACATTACACGACATCAATAAGTTTTCATTTAGTCAATTATTTTCCAATGAGAATGGGAAAACATCAGGTTCAGGTTGGGGCGGCGTTTTAGCCGTAACTATCGGTGTTTTATGTTTTATGCTAGGTTGCGTTGACAAAATGTTCATTAGTCACACAACAGATATTATGACAAATTCTGCATGGCTTGTTACAGCAGGTTCTACACTATTAGGTGTTAGAAAATATGTTACAACAAAAAATCCAGACCCAAATGCTGTAGTAGCTGACGCTGATCCTGTACCACCTTCTGATGACAAACCTACCGAAGATGCTCCAGTAGTTGCTGACCCACCAGTAGATAAGCCTGATGAATAAATTAAAAAAGCAACATATTATGTTGCTTTTTTAATTATTTTCTTTAATTTCTTTTTTGGTTTCTTTTTAAATGTTTTTTTATAAATACCATTAGCAACCTTTGCTTGTTGTTGTAGATTATATCCACTAAAATCATTTGTAGAATTCTGTAAAGTTCTCGATTGACTATTAAATCCATCATATCTTAATAGTGAATTAGCAGTATCGCTTGAATTTTCACCACCAATTGTTTCAACAATTCCATTTACAAATTTAGTTCTTACACCATTTTCTTTATCAGATGTATCAAATACATTCAATTTCATGTGTATATGAATAGAAGATTTTAATTCAAAATGACTTTTAATGTGTTCCACTGTTTTTTTATCATCATCCGAAAATCCTACTGAAACTTTCATATTAGAAATATTCCCATAATTTTTACAAATTTCAAGAAATCTATCCAATACATATTTTTTGGAATCTTCAATAGTTGTTTCACTTAAATTAAATTCACTCTTAAATGAATTCGAATATGGAGAACCAACACCATAATATTTACAACAATCAAGATACCTATTTATAATAGTATTATCAGTGAACTTACCACCTACTCGAATATGTTGTTCGCCTTTATCAAATACATTAGCAAAGTTCAAACAATTTTGATACATCTTATCCTTCTCACTTTCAGTGAGACATGTATCAATTATATATTTTACTCCACTTTTAATTGTATCATATTCATGTCCTCTTGCGGTTATAATTGCGAAGATAGCACCTTCTTTCAAACACTTTAAGAAAGTTTTCCAAGATGGACCATAATTTTTATTAAGCAATGCAAATTTAGCATCTTCTAAAAAAGCTTTATCACCTCTTGGTCCAAAGTCCTTAAATTCTTCATAAGCTTTCGCAGGATTATTATCCCTAACTCTATATTCTGGATTACTCCTAACCAATGCAAATTCAGAAGGAAAGACAGATATAGGAAGCCAAATACCTTCACATAACTTATCCATATGAATGGATGTAGGCATGTGAAGGATGTTGTCATCCCAATCGAAGGCATAATAATTAAGTTTCTTCTTTTCGAGAAAGTTATTATAATAATTTAATTTCTTCATATTACAGCAAAGATACGACAATTTTGTTGAATTGTCAAATATATTATTATATATTAAAAATTAAAATTAAAGGAGTGGATATTAATCCACTCTTTTAATTAGCCTCTTTTTTTAAGGAAAGATGTAAATGATTCTAACTGACCTTGACCTTGTGCTGGTGTAAATTCCTCTTCTGGAACTTCTTCTCCACCATCTTCTGGTAATTCTTGACCTTCAAGACCATCTTCTGGTAATTCTTGACCTTCAAGACCATCTTCTTCGCCCATTTCTTCGCCAAGTTCTAGTGTGAACTCTTCAACTGTTTCATCATCTTTAGATGCAGCAACTGTTATACCTTCTTCTGTTTCATCTATAGTGATAGAATATCCTTGAATTTCAAATGTTAATTTCATAATAATGTTATTATTTTTCTTTTATATATTAAAAATAAATATCACTTTTTGAAATTAATCTTTTTTACGTTTAGTTATATAAACAATATGACAAAACAAGCAAATGATTATAAAAAGTATCTGGCTTCTAAAATGCCGGGAAGTTATGCTAAAAGCAGGATGAACTCTAATTTTATAATGGATAATGATAAAGGATATCCGGTTGATATTTACTCAAAACTTCTTCAAGATAGAATAATATTCCTAAATGATGAAATTGATAGCTATACTTCCGAAATAATTAAAAGCCAATTACTTTATCTAGAGCAGTTAAATAGTAAAAAGGATATTAAAATATATGTAAATTCCCCTGGTGGCTCTGTATATGATGGTTTAGGTATATTAGATACTATGGAGTTTATAAGACCTGATATTTATACCATAAATACAGGACTCGCAGCTTCTATGGCAGCAGTAATTCTCTGTGCTGGAACTAAAGGTAAAAGAAAATCCCTAAAAAGGGCACGTGTGTTGATACATCAACCTATGTCTGGTTTCGGTGCTTATTCTCAGGCATCTGATATGGAAATTGAAGCTAGAGAAATAAATTCCTTAAAAAGAGAACTTTATGAAATAATGTCTGATAGAACTGGACAGTCCTATAAAAAGGTTGAGAAGGATGCTGACAGAGATTATTGGATGAACGCTGATGCTGCTTTAGAATATGGAATGATAGATGAGATAATAAAACCTAGAAAGAAATAATGAAAAATTATAAAGAGGAGATTAAGAAATATCTAAATAATGATTTTTTGGATACAGCATGTCACATAAAGGTTGATAAACCAATGATTAATGTTGCGTATTCATCATATGAATCAGATGGGACCTCGCAAAATAAGGCACTATATTTCAAACAAAAGAAAATAGAATGTATTTCTTTAACAATACCTAAAATGTATGTCGAATCACTAGAAGATAATTTAAGTTCTTTATTATTTGATAAATACATATCACTTGCCAATACTAATGATAGATCGGTTAATAAAATAATTAAAAAAGCTAAATATAATAAAATACAAAATTGGATAAGAAATTATGTGTATGGTGATAATACCATGATATTATCTAATGATTATGAGATTTCAATAAGAAGGTTATTAACTAAATTAAATTTAACTAGAAATAACATTTCATTGAATACAAAATTAAATTTGTCTAATTTTATTGTAATAGGACCTAAATTAATTGGCATTATATGTCACAATAATAATTACTTTGTAAGTGATCCACATTCAAAAAATAATACTATTGGTAGAATAGGAACACTATCCGACTTTGATGTTTATGTTAATTATAATCTTAAAAATTCAGAGATTTTAATAGGACAAAGAAATCATGAGATGCAATCTGGCGGGGTTTTAATAGTAGAAAATAAAATTGAGATTAGTGATAATATCTTAAACTGGATTGGGGCTATTGATTATTCAAATATAGATATTGCAAAATATATGTTTGATAATATCAAAGTAGGAATAGAAAGTGATTTAGGTTGGTTTAAGAAATTATTAAATAGATATTTAAAATATAAAAATAGGGAATTAAGATAATTATTCCACCTATACCGATTAATATATAGTATATGAAAAAATATGTAGTTTATTTAACCTTTTATTCTGGTAATTTGTTACCAGCCTATTATATAGGAAGTACAACAGAAGACAAAATATTAAGTGGTAATTATTTTGGAAGTATTACATCTAAAAGATGGAAAGATAAATATTATTACGAACTAAAACATAATAAAAATTTGTTCCAAACAAAGATATTATCATTCCATTCTTCCAGAAAAGAAGCATTAGAAGAAGAATTAAGGATACAGATATTAAATAATGTGGTTAAATCAGAAGATTATTTCAATGAATCGTTAGCTAGTATAAACGGTTTTTTTGGAAGAAATGTATCTGGAGAAAATCATCCAAATTATGGGAAAAAACTTACAGAGGAACACAAAAATAAATTAAAATTAATACTTACTGAACGAAATATTGGTAATACTTATGGTAAATCAAATAAAGGTAGAATATGTAGTAATGAAACAAAGAATAGAATATCCGAAGCACATAAGGGAATGACATGTTCCGAAATAACCAAAATAAAAATGTCTAAAGAAAAAATTGGCAACAAGAATAATTTCTACGGTAAGAATCATTCAAACGAAACTAAAAAACTGAATTCGGAAAAAATGAAACTGAATTATTCTTTATTATCGGAAGAAAAAAAATTAAAAAATATTATAAATCAAAAAGGTAGAAAAAATATTTTGCAATTTGATTTTAATGGTAATTTTATAAAAGAATACATTTCAATACGTGAAATTGAAAGATTGACTGGGTTTAATAGAGAAACTATATCAGGTGCGTTAAAAGGTATATATAAACAAGCACATGGGTTTAATTGGAAATATAAAAATGAAAAAGAAAATGAATAAAGATAAAATACAATACGTGGATGGATTTCTATTCTCTCCCGATTATAAACATGTAGTTTTAATAAGAAAAAATAGACCCGCAAATCAAAATGGTTTACTCAATGGTGTTGGTGGGCGAATAGAATTGGATGAAACTCCAGCCGAGGCAATGAAAAGAGAATTCTACGAAGAAGCTGGATTAGTAATTGATTCTTGGAAAGAATATGCTATTATGAATGGTGATAATTGGGAAGTATATTTTTATTATGCTATATCAGAAGATTATAATTTGGTTAAAAGCAAAACTGATGAAAAAATCGAAATACATTATCTGTTTGATTTAGGTAATATAAATGTAATTCCAAATCTTAGATGGTTAATTCCAATGGCTATTGATCCTAATCACAGTTATTGTGTAATCACTTCAAATTAAACTTTTATAAAAATAACAATAAAATAACTATGTATATAATAATAGCAGCACCGAGTATGGATTCTTTAATAGAATCGGTTAACAATAATTTAATAGAAGGATTCCAGCCTATTGGTGGAATGTCTATAGTTATTGGTAGAAATCCTTCATCAGGATTACAAGAAACAACAATGTATCAATCAATGTGGAAAACACCAGTAATCGCTGTTGTAGAACCAGTAGTTGAAATGGTAGTACCAACTCCAGAACCAATAGTTCCAGCAGTATTAACTCCAGCACCAGGAACTTTAATTGCGCCCGGGACATCAATAGCCCCTAAACCTGCTGCCAGAGCAACTAAGGCACCCATAAAAGCTAAAAATTAATTCAAACTCCATTAAGTATTATGTATATAATACTTAATGGGTAAAATTCTAACTATAGATAATGTCAGAGAATTATTGAAGGACAATAATTATTTTAATTGTCAAAATTTTGACAATTATACTGGTAATACACAAAAAATAGAAGTTGTGTGTCGTAAAAATGGACATGTATCATACAAAGCAATTAGACATTTATTGAAAAATAATGTAGGTTGTCCTTATTGTTCCAAAGTTAAAAAATATTCTACTGATGAGTGGATTAAATTATGTAAAATAAAACATAACAATAAATATAGTTATGTGGAATCCAATTATATAAGTTCGAAAACACATATTAAAATAATATGTAAAGAACATGGAGTATTTACACAAATGCCATTCTTGCATCTTGCTGGAGCAGGTTGTAAAAAGTGTAATAAATCAATAGGTGAGTGTCTTATAAATGAAATTTTAATAGACAATAAAATTGAATATATCACGCAAAAAACATTTGAAGGATTAAAATATAAAAATAAATTATATTTTGATTTTTATATACCTACATATAATTTATGTATTGAATTTGATGGATTACAGCATAGTAAATCCTATGAATGGTTTGGAGGCGAAAAGGGACTTAAAGATAGGGAAAATAGAGATAAAATAAAAAATATTTACTGTGAAGATAACGGTATTAATTTATTAAGAATTTCTTACTTTATAAGTAATAAAATAAGAGGAAAAATTAAAGGAAAAATCTATAATAAAATAATAACATACATAAATGAACTTTAGATATGAACCAGAAACAGAAACACTAGTGGTAGAAGAAGCTTCAAGAATTGAATATCATCAGATCCAATTATGGCTTACACGTAACCCTAAAGGTTATCGTTTTACACCAGCTTTCAAGGCTGGTTATTGGGATGGCAAAGATTCCGTATTTAACAACGGTAGAATAAATCAAGGATTATGGAAAGAATGCTTAAAAGCATGTGATATAATCGGAGCCAAATTCAATATTGTAAATAAATCGGATTTTCCGGTAAATAAAGAAGTAACTATAGAATCGGTTAAAGATTTTTGTACGGAATTCTTTAAAAATCATAAAATTCAAAAAGACGGGAATTGGATACCATTCATGCCTTATGACCACCAAGTTGATACCGCTTTTAAAATTCTTAAAAATAGATTCTGTCTTGCAGAAGTAGCCACATCAGGCGGTAAGTCATTAATAATTAGCATAGTATATTTTTATACATTGGCAAAATTAGACCCTAATGCTAGGCTACTATTGATAGTACCTTCTATAAGTCTAGTTACTCAGTTCTTTGATGAGATTGTAGATTATAACATTGGAGAAAATGTAGACTTCGATGGTGGTAATCCTAATAAGTTAAACATATTGATTGAAGAAATAATGAGTGAGAAGCCAAGAAAACACTCTAATACAGAGAACCCAAATATATGTATTGGTACATACCAATCATTAGTTAATTATCCAAAAGAATTTTTCACAGATTTTCATAGTGTGGCTGTTGATGAATGCTTACATCCAGATACAAAAATAAGAATGTCTAATAATGAATTAAAGAAAATATCTGATATAGAAGTTGGAGAGTATGTTAAGACAATTAATGAAACAACAAAAATTATTGAGGATAAAAAAGTAGAATATGTATATAAAGATTTATCTAAAAATGAAAATATGTATGAAATAGAGTTTGAAGATGATAAAATTATTAAAATAACCGGCAATCATAAAGTTTTATGCGCAGATTTCATTTGGAAAAAAGTTGAAGATTTAACCGAAAATGACGATATTATAGATTTAAATTTTAATATATAATTAAAATATGGAAGCACATGAATGTAAAACAAAAAGAGATTATATTTGATATTATATTTGTAAAAAATAAAATGAGGATATTTAATTGTAAAGAAAAAGAAGAAAGGCTTAAAAAATTCTTAATTAAGAATGATATTAAATTAAATGGATTTAATGAGGAATTAAATATTAAAAATTTAATTATTTTCTTAAAAAATATAAATACCAAATGTATATTAGAAGGCTGTAATAACGAAAGACCTTTTATAAGGTATAGAAGTGGTAAAGAATGTGAATATGGATTTAGTTTTTATTGTTCCAAAGAATGTCTTAATAAAAGCAGATCGTTAAGACAAAAAGGCAATAAAAATTCATGTCATAAAATGACAGAAGAATCTTTTAATAGCATGAGAAAGAAAAATTCTATTATTATGAAGGAAAAGATAAAAAATGGTACCTTTACACCAAATATAACTAATTCTTGGTCAAGATCTAAAATTGGACTAGTTATAAATAATCAGGAAATAAATTATAGATCATCTTGGGAAGCATTTTTTCATATATGTAATCCACATTTGGAATATGAAAAATTAAGGATTGAATATGAATATGAAGGTGATAAACATAATTATATAGTTGATTTTGTTGATGATATAAATAAAATGGTTTATGAAATAAAACCTGATAAATGTAGGTTAATAAAATTAGTAGTTATTAAAGAACAGGTTTTAGAAAATTGGAGTAAAATAAATAATTACAAACATATAATTATAGGTAATGAATGGTTCAAGAATAATTTCAATAAAAATATACAAATGCTTGATAAGCAAAAATCAAAAGATGAAATTACTAGAAAATTAAAACAATTTAAATGATTATTTATTTAACATATTATTTGGATCATATGAGAACATTTGGAAATGCGCTTTAGTCAATTTGGTTCTCTTCTTTCTTCTGTTACAAAATTCAATATACTCTTTAATTAGTTTCATATTATTATTATTTAAACCTATTTAATTATATATTATATAATATATAATTAAATAGGTTTAAATAATAATAATATGAAACTAATTAAAGAGTA